GCTAAGCAGTTGCCATATATGCAGTCAACTCTGCCTCGTTTGTTGCAGCGTGATTTCTTCAAGGCTGAGAATGCTTCATTCTGGTCAACTGTTACAGGTGCTGCCACTGGTTCTACCACAGGCGCTGCCGGTACAAACCCTGTTGAGGACATCATGACTTTGATTGGCAACCAACAAGCTGCTAACTTCAATGCTTCTTATGCCGTTGTAAATCCAGCTACTTTGGCCGCCATCAACAAGACTTTGTTGACTTCAGGTTACTATCCAGGTGCAGGTGGTGTTGTTAGCGGTGCTAATGGTACTGTAAACATCGGAGGTACAACTGTAGTTCCTGCTTCATGGGCTGCTGCTGACACCGTGTTGATCTTCGACATGGACTACCTGGAGAGAGTTGAGACTGAAGCTGTGAATGTTGAGTTCGCAATGGAAGATCAGGATAACTTCGTTAAAAACTTGATCACTGCAAGAATTGAGTGTCAAGAGCAAGTTAACTTGATGCTGCCTGCTTCTGCCATCTTCTACGATTGGTCATAATCCGTTTGGTTTGCATAATAGATGATAGCCCTGCCCATTGGGTGGGGCTTTCTTAAATAATTTATATGGTTCACTATAACGCTATAACTGACATCACATTTTTGGAGGATCCAACGGCTATTATTGAGCCGGTGCTACTTACTGAGGCGAAGGACTTTTGTCGCATTGATATCGGCACTGATGACACACTGATAACGGCGCTCATTACTACAGCGAGGATGATGTGTGAGGCATATACTGCCGTAAGCATGGTAGACCATGAGATAGAGATAGTGTGCAACAATGCAAGCGGCGGCATTTACCTGCCATATGGCCCTATCAAAGGAGTGACAAGTGTGACAAATAGAGACGGTGATGCTTTAGTGTTGGATAGCACCTACACGCTTGAGGGGACAATGTACATCAGGCTTATGACACCGCATGAGGATGGGTTGACGGTAGCGTACACCACAGGCTACTCTACGCTTCCGGAGGTATTCAAGACGGCGATACTCAATGCCGTATATTATCTTTATGACAACAGAGCGCAAGGTACTGATGACATTGGACCTATCGCTAAAATGCTACTAAACCCTTACCGCCGTGTATAAACTCAATAGGAGAGTCGAAATAAAAAGATTTACAACTGCTGCCAATGATTTTGGTGGATTGGAGGCTGTGCAGACAGGTGCCTGGTACAAATGGGCGGATGTGTTTGACAGAACAGGTGGCAGCAATAGGGACTATCAGCAGTTGAAGTGGGACTATACCCATACTATTGTGATGAGATATGAGAAAGAGCGACCATTGAGGAGCAATGATGTGATATACTACGATGCCATACCTTATAAAATAAATAATATCAGTTTAAAGACTGAGGCAGGGAAAGCGTGGGAGATTGTGAGCTGTACTAAGATTGATGAAAATATAAATAGCGATGCGCCTATGGATACGGATACAATAAAAGTCTACAACTACATTGGAGCAGGAGGTGAGTATGCATTTGAGGTGCCGCAGTTAATAGGCAAAACATTATTTGGAGCCTTCAAAGATGGCATCCAATACATGGACAATGGCTCACTGCCAGTGAGTGGTAAAGAGATATTTTTCAATAGCACAGAGGGCAGTGTGATATGGTCAACATATTTTGAGGACGGCGAGGTAGCAACTATACTTTACTATTAATGCCTTATAAAGTACCATACCCGGCATTACCTGACTTGGGGACGCTCCAGGCAGCTGATATAGTGCCATGTTTACGGCCAGCATTTGACGAGGGGAGTGCGAGCGTGGAGTCAATTCGGTTCTATGTGCAGCCATATAAGAAGTATGTGGCAAATTTGAGTCAGTCAGGATCAGCAGCGCCAACAGCTGTGGTATTTGAGAATACATTAGGTGAGACGGTGACATTTAGCAGGGGGGTGCAAGGCGATTATCTGCTGACGGCTTCGGGTGCAGTGTTCACTGATGACTACACATGGATAGTGATAGGCAAAGGGTTTACATATAACTATAACTTTTTTGCCGTTAGAAATAGTGATACTGAGATAGCAATATTTAGCTATGACGGCAATACCCAATCCGATGACATACTAAATGACACGGCTATAGAGATTAGAGTGTATGAAATGCCACCGCCATGATGACAATCAAAATAGATGGAGCAAATGCTATGGCTGTCAAGTTTAAAAACTTGTCAAAGGAGGTAAGAAATGGCATTCAATTGGCCATGAATGATTGGGCGGATAATGTGGCAACAGATGCAAAACAATTGGTAGCTGCCAATTCAAGCGATGAGGGCAATTTGGCTAATAGCATTAAGCCTCAGTATGCGAGAAAAACGGCAGGAAAAGGGACTGTGTCAGTTGTAGCCACTGCAAGTTATGCGGCCTACATAGAGTTTGGGACACGTAAATTTGCTGCTGCTTATGTACCATCATTACCCGATGAGTGGCAGGATATAGCAAGCAGAGCAAAAGGTAAAAGTGGGCAGGGTGATTTTTATGATTTTGTTTTGGCGATAGCCATGTGGGTTAAAAGAAAAGGCATTGCGGCGAGATATTCAGTTAAGACAAGAAGAAGACTGAAATCAACTAAAGCAGATGAGAAGAGAGAATTGGAGGCGGCATGGGCAATCGCCTGGAGTATTTTAAAAAATGGGATAAAACCAAGACCATTTTTATATCCTTCTGTAAATAAAAATACACCGAAGTTATTAGAGGATATTAGGTTCATTTTAACAGGAAAATAATGAGAGACATAAACACAGCATTGCTTAAAGCATACTACTCAGCTCTTGCAGATGTCGGAGTGCCTGTCTATGAGGGAGAGGAGCCTGATGATGTCAGAGATCCTATTTATATCGTTATGAGTGATGCCGTGGGGTTGGAGCAGTCAACAAAGAATAGCACTGATGTGCAGTATACATTGCAGCTGTCCATCCACAGTTGGAAAAATAAATATAACAATAGCGCTGATTTGAACGATGTGGCCTCTGCTGTATTTGAGGCAATCAAGCCAGACAGCAACAGCGTGTTGGACTTATCGGCTGAGGGATTGCAGATGATGAATTTGCAGGTGCAGACTGACAGGACTGAGCGGCTTGGGGAGATGGGTGGCAGGGTTTATATTTCTCGGATTTTAATATTTAAGCAGGATATTTTCGTAATTAATTAGTAAATTTATAACATCAAAAAGTAAAATAAAATGGCAGAACACAAAGTAGCGGGCGGCACGATGCTGCTCTACATTGACAGCACCGGAGTCGGTGACACTTATGACACTGTAGTGTGTCTCACATCAGTTGGCAAGAGTGACTCAGTAACCGTAGTAGATGCATCATCTGCTTGCGGCCCTGATAAGTCACCTGGTACTGTTGAGATTTCTTACAGCTTTGAAGGTCAGCACTTGCAAGATCCTGATGGCGGTAAGATTTCGGGTACAAGTCTCCGTCAGTTGCTGAGAAACAAAACAACTATCGCATTCAGCATTGAGCCAGCCTCACCTGTAACTGGCGATGAGATTGAGTTCGGCACAGGATATATCTCTGAGTTAAGCAGCACATATGCTTTTGACTCAGTAGGTACATTCACCGGAACCATTCAGCCATATGGCACACCAACCATTGAAATCGAGCCGTAATCGATTAAAATAAGCTTAGGCACACCGCAGAGATGTGGTGTGCTTTGGCATAACATAACCAAACAAATAAACATCATGAGTTACATCCAAATCGAGATTGGAGGCAAACAGCGTGGCCTCAAGTTTAACCAATTAGCAATTGAGGTGATAAGCACCCACAATGACACACAGACAAGCAGCGGCTTCCTTTATGCCATGATATACGGCGGACTGAAGGGCAACAGCTATGTGAAGAGAGAGGAGCCTGACTACACATTTGAGAATGTGTGCGATTGGGTTGATGAGATGCCAAATAAAGAGCAAGTTATAACAGATGTGACGGCTTGCCTGACTGAAACGCAGATATGGAAGGAGTTGGTGAAGAAGGGCCAGGAGAACATTGCCGAAGCTGAAAAGAAGGAAGGCAAAAAAAAAGCATAAAGGAGCAGTCCTATGAAAACCTAAAGTTTGCTTTGGGTAAACTTGGTTGGACGGTCTACCAATACTACACGGCGCTGCCTATTGAGTTTTACGCTGCTTGTGAGGGGTATCAGGAGAAAATAGAAGAGGAAGCCAAGCTGATAAGATTTGCAGCTTATAGGGTAGCAGAGAGCTTTGTAGGTACTAAGGCGCTTGGAAGTATTGAGAAGTTTTGGCCTATGGGGGAGATAGAGCAAAAGCCGACTGCTCCGAAATTCACAAAAGAGCAATACGATGCCATCATGGCAAGACACAAAATTAAAGTAAAATAAAGATGGCTGAAGAGTTAAAGATAGTTTTGGCGGTCGATGGAGCGGACAAAGTCGCTGCCGCTTTGGACAACACATCTGAGGCTCTAAAGGATACGGCCGATGAGGCGAAGAAGGCAGGTCAAGCTTTCAATAAAACATTAAAGCCTGCAGCAAATAATACAGGAGCAACGCTTACGAATTTAAATAGAGTTGTAAGTGATGCGCCTTTTGGTTTTATAGGAATAGCTAACAACTTACAGCCATTAGTAGAGTCATTTCAAAGATTACAAGCAGAGTCAAAAAATTCGGGTGGCGCATTAAAAGCCTTAGTATCATCTTTATCCGGCCCTGCTGGTCTTGCTCTTGGTTTTTCAGCTGTGAGTACTGCTATTACATTTGCTCAGGTTGGACTTACATATTGGCGCAAAAAGACAAAAGAGGTAGAAGATGCTAATGAGGCATTTCAAAAATCTTTGACATCAGTTGAG